CCACCGCCGCCGGTGCCAGCTGCAGCTGCAACAGACTGGCTATAGTTTGCCCCTCGACCTCCATTGCCTGAGTAACCGCCTGCTCCACCACCGCCACCACCTAACGGCCAATTTGTACCACCATTAACAACGTAACTGCCAATTCCTGCAACGCCGCCGGTGCCGCCACCATCACTGGGAGATAATGGTCCTCCTGGAAAATTTGGACCTCTTCCACCTGTTGCACCACATAACAGTGTTGATGCTCTGGAAACAGTGGTATTCCCACCATAGTTGTTGGGTACAGCGGCGCCTAGGCCTGCAGCGCCAACTACAATAGTTAAAGTTTCTCCTGGAGTAACACTTATGTTGTTTTTATAAGATAATCCTCCGCCTGGACCACCATCGCCACCCCATAGATTATTTGTTGCTGGTGATCCACCAGAACCTGCACCAACAGTTACAATAGAAACCGAGGTTACTTTATCCGGAACTGTCCATGAATATGTTCCTGCTGTTGTAAATGCAACTTGACCAGGAGCAGCCGCTAGAACTGGTGAACCAAAAGTAAACCCCTGAATTGTTGTACCCTGAACAATCATTCCTTGCCCTTTATCAACTTATTTAACTCTGCGGTTGAACCAACAAAGATGGCTGCTTTGTCAATTTTGGTACCACCATCATTCTTTTTGCCGTCCATGTCACGCATTTGTTTTTGTACGTTGAGTAATTCTTTGTTTGCGTCTACAAGATTTTTTAGTAAACCGCTGTATACCTCAAATGCTCTTGGGTGTTGACCTGCTTTTGCAATTTGTATCAGTTCTTCCAACGCATCTTTACCATTATCTATAAATTCTTGTAGATTGTCCTTGGTCTGTTCGTATGCGTCTTTGAGGTCTTGTTTTAATTCGGTGTCGCCGACTGCCTGTTTACTTTCAACAGGTACCAGTGGTTGTTCTTTCGGTTCAACCGGTGTAACATCAAATATTTTTTCCATGCTCTTGTCAAATGTATTCATTTTTAAAATATATTAGGGAAAGGATTACTGTTTGCGGAAACATTTGCGGTGTTTCCTGTTGGATACTCTGTTATAATTGTATTTGCAACATAAGATGATGTTGCGTTTGCATTTAATGGATTTGGCTTAATATCAATCTGTATATATTTGGCAGGCGCAACGTTGTAAGAACTGAAACGGTAATTTGCGCCAGTTTTAACACCACGAATTGGTTCACTTGAAATAAAGTCACCAGCCAACTGTGTTAATCTTAGTTTGCCACCTTGCCATGTGCTAACTTTTGCAGTTGCAGTTGCGGTAGTTATATTGTAACCTTGATATACAATCTCACCTGGTTGATAGTTGCCTGTACCAGATGCAAGATTCATTGCAAAGTCTATGTAATCGTTTGAATCAATTTGATTGTATACAGATGTAATTGAATGTGTAATTGTATTTGCAGTAGACCTTGGACCAAATATGAATCCTTTGACTGTAAAGTTTAGTGTCCAGATAATCAATCTTGGATCAGAACTTCTGTCACCTTCATAACGAATGTCTTGTGATACATCGTTTAATACCACAGGAACTTCCTTGATGATTCCCATTTCGGGAACCATGTTGAGTTTCATGGTATAATCTGGTGTGAAATATGGTAAAATATGTTCTATGACTTGTGTACCATCTTCAATGTTACGAACATACAGATATAAATTAAAATCAAAATTGTATGGTACTGGATTGTATTGTGCAACTACACCAGATGCCGTCTGTGCATAGTTCTTTACGTTTGTATTTTGTTTTCTGGTTGGGTCATAGTTCAGATTGACCATTTCAAAAGACAATCTAGGTAAAGTAATTTGTACCTTTTTGTCCAAGTCTGGGTCAGCCTGCAATCTCATTACATAATGTTCTTTGCTTGCGTATGCAATAGGAACAATGAATCTTTCTTGTTCACTGTTATCAGGATTGTAACGAACCATGGTAATCTCATTGAATAGATTACCAAATCCCATAACTAGTTTTCTAATGATACGATTGTACTGTATTGCTGCCATTATAGTAGACCAAACGGATTGGTTTCACTGAAATCAATAATAGAATTTGCTTGTTGTTCTATGTATAGATTGTCGTAGTTTTCGTTCTTCACATTTACATCCAATGGATCGTAAGATGTGATTGTAAATCTTGCATTTGATGTTGCACCGATTACCAATGTATTTGCTCTGAATTCTTCCTTGATGTTTGTAATTGAAAGAACTCTTGTCTCTGCATTCCAGTTTGATACGACACCAGACACCGTTGCGTTTGCATAAGTCTGGTCTGCCGAATAGAATACAATTTCTTTTTCTTGGTAATTACCTGTACCACCTGAATTCATTTGCAAATCAATTGTGTATGCGGAGTTATCGACCACAACATCAATGTCTGGCATACCAGTGTCGATAATCTCTTGTGAATATCTGAACTTCTCCATTTCCAATTCATAGAAATATGGTATCTTTCTTCCTAGTGTGAAGAAGTCTTTTGTATGGTTGACAAATTTAATCTCAAACAATTCACCAGTACCATTTAGAAAAGGTACATAAATCAAATCACCTTCTCTTGGTCTGGTGAATAGATGTTGTGGTACTCTTTGACTGAATGAACGTTTAGATATAATGATGTTTGCGTTGTTTTTAATTTCAAGACCAAACTTGGAGAAGAACTCTCTTTCACCTGAGTATTCTAACGAAGAAGAAAGATAGAATTCTACCGGAAAGGCCGATTGGAATTTACGAACCGGATCTTCACCATACAATAGGTCTCTAGCAGTGTCATTATCGTTCGGGAGATAGTATGCGTCGAATCCCATAATCTTGATGGATTCAACGATAAGATCCTCAACGACTCTTTGTTCGTTAAGCGCATTGTAGTTATTAAAGTATACTGAGGTTGCCATCTTAATTCATGTAGAATTCCAGCATACCACCGTAATTCTTTTCCATATCTTCTTCAAGTTTAATTTTTTCTTGTTCGGCTTCATCGAATATTTTATCGCCGTTCAGAATAACACCACCCGGTAATTGTATGCCTCCGAATTTTTTAAGATTGGAACCCCATTGTTTTTTAATTAATGCCGTTGCATATTCTTTTAACCAACGGTCCGTCCATACTTTACCAAAATTGTCTGGATTTACCAATGCATAACATTCTGCAACAACAACTGTACCCACTGGTGCCTGAGACTTACCCCATGCCCAATCAATATACAGTCTTTGTGTATGTCTTTGAAAACGAATTGGTATTTCACCTGTGAACAGGAGTTCAAGTGAACGAAGGTGTTGTTGGGTTAGTGTATAGTTGATGTATGACGCAGATGTGAAGTCATACAATTCATTTAGACGCAATTGATATCTCAAGTCAAACATACTAACAGTTGCCTGAGAATCTTGAATAGGAAATATTCTGGTAATACCAGTAATTTCCATTGCGGTATTGGAACGATCCTGTGCCTCTGTTACATCCAAATAATGGTTGTCAACATCGGTCTGGTCGATTCTTTTAATCCAATAGAATTTTTGTAGGCCATCAAAGTGATAGTCGTGCCAGTATTGCAACGCATCGTCAATACGGTCCTCGACCTGGTCATCATCCACATTGATATCAATGACTGGAAAACCAAGTCGTCTTAGGCAGTAATCTTTGAATTGGGCTCTGGAAGTAATTTCAGCCATTACTAAATCTCCTTATCTAATATTTAGTAATGCCAATTTATTATACAGTAACTTCGTTCCAGCTAAGTGTTTCTTCGTTCCAATTATATGATTTGCCATCATTGGGCATTGGTGTTGGTGGTTCCCATAAACAAGATTCTTCATTCAATGTCCAACTTGGAAAAGGTTGTGGTGCATAGAAAGCATCACGTTGTTTATCGTATGTATATCCAATCCCAGCATAATTTTTGCGTAAAGGACTGCCACCCAATTTGTGTTCACCACCATAGGTATTATAACTAGTTTGAATAACGTTGATGGATCTCCAAACAAACCAGTGTTTACAGTTTCTTGGTCAATTACAAGAACTCTTGTGACAATATTATTTTCATCAATTTGTGCAAAGTGTGCCATGTTACCTCTAAAAATTTAAAATACTATTGATCCTGATTGTGTGAATTTATAAATTCTATATCCACCGGAAACTGTAATTGTAGGACTACCAGTTGTGCTAGTAGCTGCAGGCAACGTGTCGGAATATCTTATAATCACAATACCAGAACCGCAGGAGAAGTTATATCGACCCAGTTATTTGAAGAACCGTCATTTATGTATTGAAATAAAACATCTCTGTCCGGTTTGTACCAGAAATCACCAACAGAGTTTGATGTTGGAACTGTATTTGATGTGGTAAATTTAACACTTCCACCTGTGTTTGCTTTTAGGAAAGCTGCATTAGCTTGCAAGAATGCAGAATTTGCATAAGAACCAGCAGCCGTTATATTCGTTGCGTTGGTATTGGCCTGTACAAATGCTGCATTTGCATAGACACCAGTTGTATTCTGGCTTTCATACGCAGAGTTTGCCTTATTGTGTGCAACACCAATATTTGTTGCAACTGTTGTGGAAAAATTGGAATCATTTCCCAGTGCATATGCCAATTCATTTAGCGTATCTAATGTTACAGGTGCAGAATCAACAAGGTTTGCTATTTGTGTACCAACATATGTCTGTGTTGCATAACCATAAGTTGCATGGTTACCCCATGAATATGCAGTATTGGCTGTTATAAATGCTGCATTTGCATAAGAACTTGCGGATGCTGCCGTACTTTGAGCTGTATTTGCCTGTGCATAGGCCGCATTTGCTTGTAAGAAAGCTGCAACAACTGTCTGACTAGAACCGGCTGAATTTGCTGCCGAGAAAGCTGAGTTAGCAAAGTTATATAGATCCACACCGCCTGCTATAATGGCATTTGCACTAAACACATTTGCGGAGTAATCTAGTGTGGTATCTAAGTTTGCCGGTTGTAACTTTGTGGTCATTTCGGTAATTCTATGATTATAATAAGGTATTTAGTTTATTACCAATTAATGTTTTTACCCCAATCCACCTTGTTCCATATTCTTTCATGCACGAAATAAAGAATTGTATTGGCCACTATCTGTGTGAGTGCAATACTTCCTGCAATAACAAAGTCACCAGACAGTATGTAGGAGATAAGGAAAGTCGCAGAACTTCCCGTTATCCTCCAACTTATCGTTTTTGCCAAGGATCTGGCGTTAGAATCATTCAAGATTCATCATCTTTCTAATATTTGTGGCAGAAATACTGTGTGTGGCATCGTCAAAAACTTCTTGTTCAATCTTATATCCCACATCCCTACCATAGGTAATGTTCACAATGTTCGGTACCACCTGGATTTCATACTTTCCCTGGTAAAGTGGGTCTAAATCTCTACGGATGTACTCTTTCACTTGTTCAATTGCAAAGGGGTTCGAACCCTGCCATCCCTGACAGTCTCGGATTTGTATGACAACCTGACCAGTTTTCTGAATTGCACGGTCAAATAATGCACGGTGTCCTGCGTGCCATGGCTGCCAACGACCCAACATCTGTACCGTTTCTTTCTTCCAATCAAAGACTGGTCTACGGTGATTGTCCAGGATGTGTTCACCAGCAAACTCCGCCCACTTGTCGGCATTTTGTTCAATGATTCGGAAATCATATACATCAGGTGGAACAAACATTTTGTTTGTATCTTTATATCGACCAGCATCAATGGTGTCCATCCAGATGGTCCAGTCTGCCTTGAAATTGTGTCGCATTTCTGGCAAAGGAGCAACAAAGTCAACAATACAATAATCGGTACCACAAGTATCTGCCAACTCTCTCATACGTATACTTTGACGAATCCGCCCTTCTTTACTGAAGTCCCAATCGTTATATTTTTTACGAATCTCATCGGCATTTAACCAAGTCACCTTAACCTGAGAATCGGAGAAAGGTGACAATGTATTTTCATTGATTGGATTGCTATATTCTTCCAGGTATTTTTTTAGTTTTTCGGCAAAATAAGTTTTGCCTGCACCTGGTAGTCCCATGATTAAAATGCGTTGTGTTGTTTTAGACATATTGTTTCTCCAATTCAAAAAATCTATTATATAATTCATCACCCAAAATAACTCTAGGATCAGACGCTGTTTTATTTAATTTAGGTCTTATCTGGTGCATACCCTGTAAACCCCACGCAGATAAATCGTCGTCATTTGTTTCACTTTTAATGTTGTTGAAATCATATTTGTGTTGTGGTAATCCTAAAAATTGTTCTATATTTTCCAAAATAACTTCCGGATTCCCCATCAATTCATCGTAATTGATTAGTAATAAACGATTGCCGGCATCTTTCTTGGCTTGTTGCAGAGCTTCCATACAATCTTTTACCATATTTAACCACATTTCTGTCATCATATTATCGTCATTGTATTCATAACCCATTTGATTTAACTTTTCTTTCATGTAATTGTTTGGGTTTTTGTTCAATAATACCAACCATGAAGCCATGATACTTGGTAAATCTCTGGTTGTTGCAATCATTTTAATTTCTTTTTTGAACAATATGGTGGATGCTGGCATGTTTTTTCCCCAACCTCTGTTCTTATCAATGATGATTTTCTGTGGTATGTGTTGCCACATGGCATTGATTAATCTTCTAGTGAGATTGTCTAATTGTTCTGGTACAGGATTAGCCTTTGTTTCTAATAGGCCATGCCATGTATCTTGGTTTATAATTAATTGATCCAGCAATGGACTGGTTGGTGTTGTGTACACTTCTGGGTTTTGATTCAATATAGATGCCAACACCGTACTGCCAGACCTAGGTAAACCAGAAAGAAAGTGAAATGTCTTTTCAATTGGTGTTGTCATTTATATCTCCAAAATTCCAAATTCATCATAGCATATTTTTCATAAACTTTTTTACCCAGTATTTCACTTGGATGTGAAGCTGTCTTTTTAAGTTCTGGATTAACAAGGTGCAAATCTCTTATTCTCCAAGCATCCATATCATTTTCTTTGGCAATATTTTCAATATTGAAATAATAGTGTTTATATTTTGGCAATTCTAAAAAATCATACACTCGTTCCACAATTAAATCTGGTTTTCTAACCAGTTCATCATATTCTATTAGAAGAAAATAATCTTTTCTTCCTTTATATACTTGATTGAATTGTTCCAGTGTGTCTTTCACATGAAGATGCCAGATGGCATCAACACGGTTCTCGTCATTTATTTCCAACCCACGACTGATAAGTTCTTCATCTACATACCAGGGTTGCTCAGTTTTGCGTAACACTCTCATGTATGATGCCAAAATACTTGGTATATCTCTGACAGGCATTAACATTTTTGGTTTGGTTTTAAAAATGAACTCTACTGATGGTAGATAGTTAACCCAACCTCTACACTTATCTAATATAATTTTTCTATCAATGTGTTCCCAACAACCATTGATAATGGCTTCGGTTATATTATAACTTTGTTCTTGATATCTGTTTGCAATAACTGATGGATTTTTTTGCCAACCATACTCATTGTATTCCAACAAGTTCAATAATGGGCTAGTTGGTGTTACATATATGTCCGGGTTTTGATTTAAGACGGCACCTAACACGGTACTACCTGCTCTGGGTAGGCCACCCATAAAGTAAAAAGTTTTTTCAATCATTTTCTGGCAACCATTTTAATTTTTGTGTTGATGGCCACATTGTTGGCCTCACGCATCAATCTTTGTATAGAAAAATCTTCTTCTTGTGATACTTTATTCTGTTTCTTCCTACTGAAGTAATCCTTTAACATAGCATCATAGAATACATCATATTCAAATTCATAATGAATAACTTCCCAGTCCATGTCATATTTTAATCCAAGACCTGAACTGGAATCATGTTTTTCTATATATTCTTTATTGTATTTTTTACCAAACAAATACATTCCATTGACTGTGATTGGTCTTTTGTGTGTTGGATCGCCGTAATATACTTCGTGGTTGTGGTGTGGTGCAACAATATCAAAGGTGCAACCATCTTCTGCAACACGGTATAGTTCTTTCATCAAGGGAATAAAACCATCACCGATATGTTCCAATATGTGATGTGCAACAATCTCGTTCACCGAGTTGTCTGGATATGGAAGCTTGATATTTACATCATCCAAGTTTATTGATAAGTCTGGTTTGACCAATGGATCATCATCAATATTAATGAAACCATTAATTTTTTTATAACCAGAACCCAAGTGTAGTTTGTATTTCATAATCATATACTCAAAAATAATGTTTGTATTGACCTTGCGGTCTCCAAAGAATCACCAAATGCAGGTCCAGGTGAATGAAACATCCATGGTCTAAACAATACCAATCGGTTGTATTTGTATGGTACTTGAAACGTTTTTTCCCAAAGAGAATAATCAGTACCTTCTGTTTCTAAAAATACTTTTAAATCATCAACGCCTTGCCAACCATATTTATTGATGCCCTCAATCGTTCTTGGTATTTCTTCCAAACCTGTTCGTTTGTGTTTCCAAAAAATTGTACCTTCAGTATTTATAATGTTCGGTGTCATGTATATAACACCAGCCCATGCACAATTGTTTTCACCTGGATCAAAATGTATATCTTGTTTATGGTGTTCATGTCCTTGTGTGAACCTGAATTTACCAGTAAAACTTGTGCTTGGTGATACCCTTTCGTTTAACAATGTTGAGAACACATCTATATGTTCTTGTGTTAAAAATGCATTTTTGGTCATTATTCCGGCATAGTTGCCGTCTGATTTTTCATTCTTCTCCTGCGACAAAGCAAATTGTCTGACCATATCAGGATTTGCATAGAAGTCATCAACGATATAGTATCGTTGCATCATATTAAAATATTGATTCATAACAATTGTTTAACTTTATCCGAAAAGTTCCAATCTTTATATTTTGTTTGTCTTACAACTTTAAGTGATTTGTCATACCAATTTGAATAACCATCTGTACCTAACCAAACATAGTAACTTGCAATTGGTGGACATACAACACCATTTTTGCCCATTGATGCTGCCATATGCACAACACTGGTACAACTAGATACAAATGAATCACACAACCACAGTAACGCAAGTGTATCTTCTATATTACTTATGTGCTCTCCAGCATTGAACATATCTTCTCTGTAATTCTCTGGTTCTAATTGCAGATTGATTAATGTACCATCATATTTCAAATTTAACATGAACTCCACTGGAATAGACCTGTGTAAATCTTGTTCGTAGTTGGAGTTGCCACTAAATTTTACCGCAAGTTTTTTACCTTCGGGTAATATCTTTTTCCATTTTTCAATATATTCTTGTGATGGTTGTAGATATGGTCCGTTCCATACTTGGTCTTTGTCCAAGTTCATCAGAATAGGCAAATACATGGCCATACATTGTACAGTATCATCATACTCAAATGGATTCACATGAACAACAGTTTCATAACCATTACGATTGAAAACTTCCTGTAATGGTGAATGATTGGTAATCCAAATGCAACGCATACCTTTTTCGACCAACTGTTTTACAAATCTTACACCAATAATTTCATCACCAATACCACCTTCTGCATGAATGAATAGTGTTTTTCCTGGTGTGATTTTGCCATCCCATTCTGGTATATTTTCAAAACTTCTATGTTTCCAAATACCAATTCGGTGACCAACATCAATGAAACCTTTTAGACCTTTTTTGAATTCACCTTTTTCCATATCATAGGAACCAAGATTGTATGCGACTCTGTTTCTTATGACTTCTGGTGTATTTGGATCATCATTTAATTCTCTCATCATTTTTTCGGATGTGATATAGTCACCCAAAAGATAGTGTGAGAATGATATCTCCATGATTGTGTTGTAATCTTTCTGTGGTTCAATTTCTTGATTGAGTTTAGATTGCTCAATAGAAAGATTTGGTTGGTTCAGGTGATTGTAGACTTTTGCTAGATTGGCTCTAATCGCATACTGTTGTTGCGGCATAGTTGCCATTTTTAAACAACGTTGTAACGAATCAATACAGCCAGAATAATCTTTTATCTCACTTTGTAGGTATGAGATTTCGTCCAATGTTTCTAATTGAAAACAATATTTGGATGCAGTATTAAGAAATGTTTTTGCTTCTTCAGTATTGCCTGTTGTCTTGCAGGAAAATACCGTTTGCATGAGTATAGATTTTTGAATGTCAAACATAATAATCCACTTAAATTATAATATATAGTAGAGATTTTTTATGAGAAATTTTTTAATGCTAAAACAGCGGATTTATACCCCCTAGCGCCACTAGAAAGAGAACTCCATTCAGTCAATGTTCCAACTTGTACAGGACTGGAACGATTTGTTGTGTCACCTAAACCTAATTGTCCATAATTGTTATAACCCCATGACCATAATGTTCCGTCTGTTCTGATTGCTCTGCTGGTATAATATGCACCTGCAAGTTTACTCCACCCAGTCAATGTTCCAACTTGTACCGGACTAGATAAACTGGTAAAGTTATTTTGTCCTAATTCTCCGAAAAAGTTGCTGCCCCATGACCATAATGTTCCATTTGTTTTGATTGCTAATGTGTGATAACTACCAGCAAAAATCAAACTCCAATTAGTCAACGATCCAACTTGTACTGGACTTGAATAATATGTTGTATTATTTTGACCTAATTGTCCATTGGCGTTTCTACCCCATGCCCATAATGTACCGTCTGTTTTTATTGCTTGTACAACATTAGCTCCCGTACTCAATTTACTCCAATTAGTCAACGATCCAACTTGTACTGGACTAGAACAATTTGTTCTGTTATTTTGACCTAATTGTCCATTGAAGTTATTACCCCATGCCCATAATGTACCGTCTGTTTTTATTGCTACAGAACAAAATCTACCATTTGAAACTTCTTTCCAATTAGTCAATGATCCAACTTGTACAGGACTGGAACGATTTGTTGTGTCACCTAAACCTAATGCACCATAACTGTTGCTGCCCCATGACCATAATGTACCATCAGTTTTAATTGCTGTTGAATGATAACTACCACAGGCAATATTACTCCAATTAGTCAACGAACCAACTTGTACTGGACTAGAATAATTTGTTGTATTATTTTGACCTAATTGACCATAATAATTATTACCCCATGCCCATAATGTTCCGTCGGTTTTAATTGCTTGAGAGTGTTCGAATCCAACACCAAGTATATTCCATTCAGTCAACGAACCGACTTGTACTGGACTGGAATAATTTGTTGTGTTACCAAGACCTAATTGACCATAATCATTTCTACCCCATGACCATAATTGTTTGTCCGCAGACGAGAATATGTATTGTCTGGGAATATAATTTGAATCGAAATCGACACCGTTTATTGTAAAGTTTCCTGCCATGATGATGCCTTATGATTTGATTATTGAGGAATGAAGATAACCTGGACCAATCGAACTCCATGTAGTTAATGATCCAACTTGTACTGGACTTGAATAATATGTTGTGTTATTTTGACCTAATTGTCCATAAGCATTGTAACCCCATGCCCACAATGTACCGTCAGTTTTGGTTGCAATACGAAACATCTCGCCGCCGGCAATATTACTCCAATTAGTCAACGAACCAACTTGTACTGGACTAGAATAATTTGTTCTGTTACCAAGACCTAATTGTCCATAAGCATTATAACCCCAAGCCCATAATGTTCCATCTGTTTTGATTGCCACACTAAATGAATTACCTGCTCTACCAATTTTACTCCAATTAGTCAATGTTCCAACCTGTACTGGACTGGAACGATATGTTGTGTTGCCTTGTCCTAATTGACCATAATAATTAGCTCCCCATGCCCACAATGTACCGTCAGTTTTGATTGCATATCCATTCCATACACTGGTACCAATCGAACTCCAAGTAGTCAATGTACCAACTTGCACTGGACTCGACACACTTGTTGTATCGCCTAGACCACATTGACCTTGACCATTATAACCCCAACTCCACAATGTACCATCTGTTTTAATTGCCACACAATGGTCTTGGCAACAAGAAATTTTACTCCAAGTAGTTAAACTTCCTACTTGTACTGGACTGGAATAATGTGTTGTGTTGTATTGACCTAATTGACCATAAGCATTACTTCCCCATGCCCATAATGTACCGTCTGTTTTTATTGCTACAGAATGATATCTACCATTTGAAACTTCTTTCCAATTAGTCAATGATCCAACTTGCACAGGACTTGAATAATTTGTTCTGTCACCTTGACCTAATTGACCATAAAAAATATTTTGTCCCCAAGCCCATAAAGTACCATCAGTTTTGATTGCTGTTGTGAAATATTGTCCGCCGGAAACTAATTTCCAAGTAGTTAATGATCCAACTTGTACTGGACTGGAATAATTTGTTGTGTTACCTTGACCTAATTGGCCGTTGTTATTACTACCAAAAGACCACACTGTACCCCAATTTCCCCAAGGACCTCCAGATTTCCTATAGGCTGCTGGCACATAACTACTATATATATTTTCTATTAGATAAGATTCTAAATTGGTACCCGACTGTTGAAAATTACTAGGCATTTATTAGATTCCAGGTGGCGTCAATTGTTGTGGTTGAGGAATTACATCCGTATACTGTGTATTTAATCCATTTTTATCATTGGATTCTGCCAGTATTATTTGCTGATTTTCCCATGCAAATGCATCTTGAACCGTAGTATTAATTGCTGTCAAGATTGTATTTACATCCGACTTTGTAAGTGTTAACCAAACACCATTGATAAATTTAACCAGTTTGGTGTCATTGTCACCCATCAACAAATATGTTTGTGTCCAAAAATCTCGTGTCGAACCTCTTGATGTGTCTATTTTTACCAATGTGTTTTGTACAGTAACATCAATCACTTTGTTTTCTTTAAAGTATCTGAGTGCAGCAAGAATTTCTTTCATCTTATTTCTGGCTGCATCAATTGGAACATCAACAACATTGTATGTGCCAGTAATTAATGTTGTGTTTACTTCATAAAAAGGACCAGCCAACTGTTCCGTAACTGGATGGTAATCCGGTATTTGTGTATCTTGTACAGGCACCAAACTAATTTCATCATTGATGATTAATGATTCTATCGGCGCATCAAATGGAAAATTATAATTTACATTGTTTTGTTCCAAATAATCTTTAAAGAAACCTGTGTGATAATCTCTTGGTCCCACTCTAATTTGGTTGTTGTGTACTATTGCGTATTTCATTTTTATTTCCTAATATTAAGGTAAATTGCTTGTTGGTATTGGTGTTGCTGAATTTTTAGCCATACTGAAATAACCACCATTGGCAATTAAATTCCAGTTAGTCAATGTTCCAACTTGAACTGGACTAGAAAGGTATGTTCTATTTCCTAATCCCAATTGGCCATAGTTGTTGTATCCCCAAGACCACAAAGTGCCATCAGTTTTGATTGCAAGTCCATGATAATCACCACCGGCAACTAAACTCCAATTGGTCAATGATCCAACTTGTACTGGACTGGAACGATTTGTTGTGTCACCTAAACCTAATGCACCAAAAAGGTTTCTTCCCCAAGACCATAGTGTACCGTCTGTTTTGATTGCATAAGAAACATTAACACTAGTGTGAATCAAACTCCAATTAGTTAGTGATCCAACTTGTACTGGACTAGAATAATTTGTTGTGTTACCTTGACCTAATTGACCAGAAGCATTATAACCCCAAGCCCATAGTGTGCCGTCTGTTTTAATTGCTGCAACATAATTAGTACCACCTGAAGCCTTACTCCAATTAGTTAATGTACCAACTTGTACAGGACTGGAACGATTTGTTCTGTCACCTTGACCTAATTGACCATAGTTGTTGTTTCCCCAAGACCACAAAGTACCATCAGTTTTGATTGCTACACTGTGATGATGACCAGCAGCAACTAAACTCCAATTAGTTAATGTACCAACTTGTACAGGACTGGAATAATTTGTTGCGTTATTTTGACCTAATTGTCCATAAGCATTGTAACCCCATGCCCACAATGTACCATCAGTTTTGATTGCTAAACTGTAATACCGTCCAGCAGCAACTAAACTCCAATTAGTTAATGATCCAACTTGTACTGGACTGGAATAATTTGTTGTGTTACCAAGACCTAATTGACCATTGGTATTTAATCCCCATGACCATAGTGTACCATCGTTTTTGGTCGTTAAGGCATGATGACGGCCAAGTGCAATCTTACTCCAATTAGTTAATGATCCAACTTGTACAGGACTAGAACGACTTGTTCTGTTATTTTGACCTAATTGTCCATAATCATTCTGTCCCCAGGCCCATAATAAAGCTCCGCCGACCAATCCAACATCCTGCCATGATGCATAACTTTCACTTATTGGTGTTCCATTAATATTAAAACCTAATGGCATATGTTACCCCAACTTACGGTTCAATTCATCAATCTTTTCACTAAGTACTTTGATACTTTCAACAATCAAACCAATTGTTGCATTATAATTTAATGATTGTACACCTTCATTTTCTCTCACGGCTTCCGGTAAAACTTTCTCTACTTGTTGAGAAATTAAACCAGCACTCTTTTCACCACTTTCAATGAATGTATAGGTGTAACCTGTTAGTTGTTTAATTTTCTCCAAAGCATCTTGTATTTGCACCAAATCTTTTTTTGATTTTTCATCAGACAAACTGTTGAAAATTGTGCTATTTAACGTACCTGTACTTGGATTGAAATATAGTTTTGTACTTGATGTGTTGGCAGTCGATAATGACCCTGATGTTGTTGTTGACAACATTGGATAATATGTGTTTGCGTTTGTTGATGTATCGTTTGTAATAGAAACACCGCCGCCACCTCCACCACTTGAAACGTTTGCTGCTGAGGTGATACGACCGTATGCATCAACAATGATAACAGG